GAGAAGAGGAGGGAATGCGTAGTTTTTGAGCGAGTAACTTTAGTTAGTTCTAGGTTGACAGGTTGGCGGCTACCTATGACCGCCAGCGATTTAGCTAAAGAGTGGGGATGCAGCCGGCAGGCTGTAGCTAAGTGGGTGGCCAAAGGTATGCCATTGAACAGCATGGAGGAGGCCAGCGCATGGAGATCTGCCAATTCCCAGCGCGCCCCCAGGTGCAAAGTTGTCCAAGCAGCCGCGGCCTACACGGATCCGGACGGGCCGGTTAGCCTAGAGGCGTCGGCACCAGGCGAGACGCCGGAGGTGGCGGAGATCCGGGAGCGATCGAACAGGGCAAAGGTGGCGGAGCGCGAAGCCATGAAGCTGTTGGACCAAGCTAAGGAAGCCAAAGACGTCCATGGCATCCGGCTGGCCTTAGACAAAGTCATCGCCACACAGGAGCGGGCCAGAGATGCGGCCGAGGAGCTTAGCAAGGCGCGGGCGGCGGCCGGGATCATAATGACAGTGACTCAACACACGCAGACAGTGGAGCGGTTGGCGGCTGAATTTCAGCGCGGCCTAGAGGCGCTGGTCAACAAAGGCAGCCGGCTGGTGGGCAAGAGCGCCCAAGAGATCCACGAGATCATGCGGGAGGAAACCGGCCGGACTTACGAGGCAATTAAAGCCCGCATGATTGCATGACGATCACGTCATCATCATCAGTCCATGGGGTAGGGGCGGCGTTTAAGTTTTTACGCCCTGCCGGGATGGATTCAGTCAGCAAGTGGGCGGAACAAAACATCTGGTTTTCGGAACGGTACAGCCCAAGCAAGCCGGGCAAGGTCAGCCTGGATTCGATGCCCTACCTGCGGGAGGTTCTGGACAGTGCGACAGCTCCCGGGGTGCATGAGCTGACGCTATGTTTTGCCGTGCAGTGCGGAAAAAGCACAGCGCTGCAGCTCATGTTGGCGCACCGACTGACGAACCGAGCCACACCCTGCATGGTGGTACTGCCGTCGCTGAAGCTGGCGCGGTCCATCAGTGCGGACCGATGGATGGAGCTGGTGCAAAGCAATGCCTGCCTTAGTCGGCTGTGCCCAGATAACGACGACGAGATGAAACTGGACGAGCAGAGATTTCGATCCGGCACGGTTTGGTGGGTGGGGGCGGGTTCTGAGAGCAATCTTAGTTCACGCAGTGTCGGCATGAGTATAGCCGACGAGATCGACAAGTTTCCGGACTGGAACACCAAGGAGGCGGCCCCACTGCAGCTGATCGGCGCCCGGATGGAATCTTTTCCTCACTGGCTATATGTCCAGGCAAGCACTCCAACCGTAGATAGCGGCATTAACATTTGGACAGAATTTCTTCGCGGTGATCAGCGCTACTACATGATCACATGCAACCAATGCCATCACCAGTTCAACTTAGAGTGGGAGGGCGTGCGCTGGGCGCCAGACGCGTACGACTCGGAAAATAATCTTTGGGATTTTGATAAAATCCGGGCAACTGCTTGCTACGAGTGCCCGGGATGCCGCAGGCAGATCCCGTTCAGCGAACGAAACGAAATGATGCGCCACGGCAAGTGGAAGCCCACTGCTCATGGCGAACTTGGACGCCGTAGCTATCACCTAAACGCCCTTTATAGTCCTCACAAAACATGGGGAGAGCTGGCGGTCATGTTTATCCAGGACAAGGAAAGCATTCGCGGGCTGCACCATTTCGTGAACAGCTACCTAGCCAAGCCATGGACGCCAAACGCCGCCACGATTAAGCCCACCTTGGTTGAGGACATTATTAAAGCCAGCCCGGAGTATCTGCTTGGTGAAATTCCTTTGCCCCCGGACGGACTATTTATGTCGATCGACGTGCAGCAGTCAGAGCTTTGGTACGTCATCCGGGCCCACGGTATGCACGCCAATCGCCCATGGTCTGCCCTGGTGGACTACGGCCAAATCATCGGCTGGGATCTGGCACTAGAAAAGTTTGCCCACAAGTACCACGTCCGCGGCCAGCCGGAGGACGCCCACCAGTGCCGCGGCGGCTTGGTTGATTCAGGCTACGCCGCCCGCCGGACCGGCGGCGTCTATGAGTTTGTCATCAAATCAAACGGGAAATTTTGGGCCAGCAAAGGCAGGGCCGGGGTGCCTATGCGCAAAGTGGCCCAACGCCAGATCATCGAGCACCTTGGCCGAAAGCTGATCCTTGCCCAGTACGACGACAACGTCTTTAAAGAGCGCCTGTACATAAACAAAATTAAAGAGCGCACCGGCGCGGACTGGTGGCTTCCGCGCAACGTCGGCCGCGATTACATCAGCCAGCTAACCAACGAGCGCCTCACCGAACGCCGCATGAAGTTTGGCCAGCGTGAGCTTGTGTGGGAACGGGTTGGGGCGAACCACTTGGGCGATTGTGAGAAGCTAATTTTAGTGCTTCTTGAGCACCTGCCCGAGCAGCAGACTAATTCCGACCCTGCCAGCGAAAAGTAGTCAGCAACGTCTCTCGCTCCTCACTCGTCAGTTCCTGCCGTTCCAGCATCTTCACCAGCACAAACAAAATCTGCTTTTGGATGTAAAGCCCCTCCTGCCTTTTGGCCTCCTCGGCCGCCGCCGCCGCCACCACCGCATCGCGCCCGCGCTTCCAAATAATAAACGCATAGGCCAACACCATCACCGGCAAGGCCAACGATCCTATGGCCATCCAATCCATGCAATTAACCTACTTCCTCCGTTGACACTGTCCAGTCCCTTCGATGGCCGCCTATACCCGCGAACTAGCGCGGGCTGTTGCCCTGAACGAGCTCAAGCAAGCCTCCGGGGTCACGGCCTCGGCCATTGTTGCCTTGGAATCCATGCGCGATTCCGCCATGTCCGGCGTCGATTCCGGGCGTGCCGTGGTGGGCAGCTCCGCCGGCGGCCAGTCCGCCAGCTTTCAAATCGACATGAAACCCACCGAGCGCGTCACCTTGTTCCAGGCCGCGATTGATTTCCTGCAAGGCAACCGCGTCTCCCGCACCGTCGGATCCTTCACCAACATCTATGACGCCTAACCCCGTCTCCTTGGTTCAGCGGATCGGTGCCGGCGTCAAGGCGTTTGCCGCCGGCTACGGCTCAGGCATCGCCACGTTTCAGCCGTATGAGGGCGCCGGCTTCTCCCGCAAGCGGCCCATCATCTACGGCGCCCACGCCCGGGACTCCAAGATTGACCTCACCGAATCCACCCGGACCGAGCTCCTCAAGCTCGCCCGCCACATGTACCGCAACATCGGCCTCGTCAAGGGCGCCGTCGATTCCATTGCCGCCTACTCCATCGGCCCCGGCCTGCGCCCGCAGTACCGCGGAGCCGATCAGGAGTTCGGCCAGCTGGCCGAGGCGTACTGGCGCGATGTGATCGCCCCGGCGCCCGAGGTGACTGGCCGCATGACCTGGACCGATCTCCTAATGGCTCTGTCCCGTTCTATCGACGTGGACGGCGATGTCTTTGTCGTCATGACCGATTCAGGAAAACTACAGGTCGTCGAAGGCCATCGAGTCTGCGAAGGCGACGACTACGGCACTAGCGACGGCGTCTTTTTGGGCAAGCTCGGCGAGCCCACCGCCTACCTGATCGAGACCAACGACCAGTACCGCAAGATCCCGGCCGAGCTTGTCGTCCACCTTATGGAGCTGGAGCGGCCCGACCAGATCCGCGGCGCCTCCGCCCTGGCCCGGGCGCTGAACCACCTGCGCGATCTCAAGCTCGTCACCGAATTTGAAAAGGACGCCCTCAAGGTCCAGTCCTCCATCGCCGCCGTCATCGTCAGCGGGGATGGCGACCCTCTTGCCAACACCGGCGGCTTCTTCGGAAAAATTCAGGAACGCGACTCCGGCAATGACGTCGCCCGCGAGGAGATCACCAGTTCCGCCAACATCCCGCGCCTGGCTCCCGGCGAAAAGATTGAAAACCTCTCCCCCACACGCCCCGGGTCCAACTTTGAAAACTTCGCGAAGTTCCTCATCCGCGACATCGCCCTGGGGCTGAATTTGCCGCCTGAGTTCGTCTACGATCCCGCTTCCGTCGGAGGCGCGGGCATGCGTTTTGTGGTGGCCAAGGCCCAGCGCAGGTTTGAGCAACGCCAGCGGCTGCTGATCGACCGCTTCTGCGCCCGCGCCTGGCGTTACTTTATTGCCCGGGCCATCGCCGCCGGCGACCTGCCCGAGGTGGCGGACTACGATCGCGTCAGCTGGCAGACGCCCAAGAGCCTCACCGTGGACGCCGGCCGCGAGGCCATGCAGGCCCGCGAGGACTACAAGGCCGGCCTCTCCACGTTGGCCGATTACTTTGGAGAGCTTGGCCAGGATTGGCAGGAACAAGTCGATCAGCGGAAGCAAGAGCAGCTTTATGTTTCGGGAGGTGTTGAAACAACTTCCGACCCGCTGATTACTAAGATTGGTGTTGGTGGAGCCCAAGCCTTAACTGCAATTATTCAGGGTATCGGCACCGGTCAAGTTACCAAGGAGCAGGCCAAGGTGTTGCTAGTATCAGTATTTGGTTTAGGCGAACAAGACGCCGAGCGAATTGCAAACGAAGCACCCGAACAAGCGGCTGTTTTGGAGCCCGTGCAGACGCCCGCCGTCTCAGAGGAGCTCGCCGCCACCGTCACCGAATCCACCGCCATGCAGGCGCAGGTGGAAATCATCCCACCCAAGACCGAAGCCTTCACCATGAAGGACGAGCCGGACTTTACCCTTTCCGAAAAAGAGGCCGACATGGTGGCCAAGGCCATCGGCCTGAAAAACAGACCCGCCAAAAAGAAGAAGGCGTAGTTGACGCTGGGCGGCCCGTATGGCCACCAAGCTCAAAAACGTCAGCATCCTCAC